GCTGGAAAAACTGAGGAAGCTTAGAGCCGACCACCTAAAAATCCAGCACGAATTAACTTTTTACCCTTATCAAGAATTAGTATCAGATAAAATCCTCGAAGCCCTACTGCAGAATCTCCGGCTGACCCAAAACGCCACTGAGGAAGATATTAAGAAGTTAAAACTGGTGGAGATACCGGTGGAGTTTTGTCGTCAAAGTGGAAAGACAACGGCGGTTGTTTTTACGGTTGAGTTTATCCTTACTTGGCTGTCGGTACACTTTGACCGCCAGATACATATTGGCATATTCGCCCCTCAAATAGAGCAAGCTAAAACCGACTTTGATAGGTTAAAAATAGCTCTCAGACGTATAAAGGATATGATTGTCGTTGATGAGGAGACGGAGAGGATTATTAAGGAGCAAGAGAACGCCAAGACTTTAGTTTTACCCGATGGCTCAAGTTGTTACATTGCACCTGTTACAAAGACCTCACGGCCTGAGAGTAAAACCCTAGATTTGATTATCTTCGAGGAAGCCCAAGACCTAGACGATAAGATAGTCCAAGAGTCTATCTGGCCCATCGGGGCTTCGACTAACGCCCCTCGTATCTACCTTGGAACAGCCGGGACGAGGATCTGCCACTTCTATCGCTTGGGGCAATCTAATCTAGCCATCAAACTTTATTACCCGGAAATATCCGAACAACGCCGTGAGACCTACAAAAAAACCAACGACCCGCACCACCTAATTTATGAGCAAACCGTGGCTCAAGAGATTGAGCTTAGGGGTGAGGATAGTGACGAAATCCAACGACCTTACTTCGGCAAATGGTTAATCGGGACGGGCCAATTTACAACGGCAGAAAAACTAGATGCTTTGTACGGGGACTACATAAGAGTTCATTTGTATAAAAATAAAGAGGGTTTAGGGGGCTGTTACGCCGGGATAGATACCGCTAAGCATCCCGACTCAACCGTAGTCACAGTCCTGCGTGAGATTAACGGCAAGAAAGAGTTAATTAACTGGCTGGAGCTACGGGGCGAGAACTATCAAGACCAGTTTGAGATTATCTTAGACTTTTTCAGCTCTTATTCTATCGAGGCCATCGCCATAGACTCCACCGCCCAAGGCAGTTTTATGCCCGACTTGTTTGAGCGTAATACCCAATGGCAAGATGAACACTCCGGCTTGTATCGTGTTGCTTTTAACGCAACAAGTAAGACGTTAATCTACGAGAACCTCAAGAATGTAATCAACCAATCCTTGACCAGTTTGCCGAAACCAGATAAAAGATATGGTGAGAGGTTTAGGCAACAAATGCTTGATCTCCAGCAAGAATGGAAAGGGCAGTTCTTATCGGTTAAGCACCCTGACGATGCCAATGCCCATGACGATTTCCCCGATAGTTGGGCTTTAGCCGAATGGGCGTACGCCCTAAAGCATAGGGACAAGGTAGAGGTGCAAGTTGTCGAAGTTACAACCGAACCCGAAAGGAACATCCAGCGTGATAAAAAAGGAAATATCGAGTACCACTGGCCGGGTGAATAATTATTATGAAGTTTAAACTACCAGTTATAGGCGAAGTCGCCATCAACGAACCTATTAAAGAGATTATTAAAGAGACTAAAGCTATTAAACAGGTCGAGAAAAGCTTATTTGGGGGCGGTTTCTTAGACTTCGGCAACATCAACCGGAGCGATAGCATATCCGGCAAACTACTAGAAGCTAATACGGGTTGGGTTTATCGTAACAACGATGTTATTGCTAGAGAAGTATCGGGTATTGAGTTTGAGCTTTTTACTACAAGGGTTGTAGGCCAAGACATAGAGTACAGACCTATTTTATCCCACGCTTGCTTAGACGCATTGGATAAGTTTAATAGCTTCACTGATGCCTCTAGCGGCTTTTATATGACCCAATCGCACCGCAAACTAACGGGTAACTCGTTTTGGTACATAGACGGCAACGGCCCTAGAGTGGATGGGATTTATATCTTAATGCCAGATAAGGTTAAAATAGTCCCGACCAAAACCTCAGATGGTAGCGTAGAGGTTGAGAGATACGAGTACCGAGACAGCGTTGGCGGTAAAACCATAGATCAAACCTATACCCCAGACCAGATAATCCATTTCAAAATACCCAACCCCAAGAATTATCTAAGAGGTTTGGGAGTGCCGGAAGCCGTTGCCGCCGATATTGACCTTGATAACTTAGCCGTCTCCGCTAATATACAGATGTTTAAACGGGGCTTGATAGGTAACTTCGCCCTATCCACCGATAAGTCTGTCACGCAGGAGCAACTTAAACAGATACGGGCTGAGTTTAGAAGCGCCTACGGCGGAGTTGAGAACGCCTACAAAGTGCCTATTCTGTCCGGTGGCTTAGAACCCAAGAACCTACAGATGACCAACAAGGATATGGAGTTTATGGCCCTGCAGACTTGGACACGGGATAAGATAACCTCGGCCTTTGGCAACTCCAAAGCGGTGCTAGGGATTACTGAGGACGTTAATCGCTCCAACGCTGAGTCAACGATTTTAAACTGGAAGCAAACCACTATACGGGGAGAAATGAAAGGCATAACCGATGCCCTAAACGAGTTTTTTGTACCACGTTTTGGCAAGAACTTAATCTTAGGGTTTAAGGATCCGGTAGGCGAAGACAAGACTACCGATATAGAAGCTGTAAGAAATATGATTGAAGCCAACGTAATAACCCCCAACGAAGCTAGGGAGATTTTGGGCTACGAGCCACTGCCCGATAAAGACAACCTACGGGAGTCTCTTAGCATACCCCTTATACCCAAATCCTTACGCTACGTTAATCGGGATAAGCTATTAAGGGCCAACGGGTTATATGAGAAAGCCGAGAAGTACGCCGAGATTAAAAAACTAACCTTGCCATTGGCTAAAAAGATTTTAGCGTCAAAGAAAAAAGCCGAACCGACCCCCGTTGCTGAGCTGGCGCATAGCTCTTATTACGATAAGCAAATACAGCTCGTTGAGGTAATGGAAAATAGCTTTAGAAACAAACTACAGCAGTTCATCAACCGCCTAGTCGAGAAAGCCGTTACGCAAATACCCCACGAAGTTGCCGAGATGCAGTCTAAGCAGTTATTTAATGACGAGGATGAGATTGACGAAGCGGTGCTAATCTTTACGCCACTGCTTATGGAGTTGGCGGCGGCTTCCGGTACGCAGGCCCTTAATTTAATCAACTCGGACAACCCCTACTTAGCTTCCAACCTAAGAGGATATGTAGAGCAGAGAGTTAAGTTATTCGCTACGTCTATGGTTACCACCGACAGGGAGAAGCTAATAGACATAATTGTTAATGGGGTGAGAGAGGGCCTAACAGTTCCTCAGATTACTAACCAGATAACCGACACTTTTGAAAGTTACTCTAAAGCTCAAGCCGAACGGGTAACTCGAACGGAAGTTTTAAGAGTGGCTAATCAAGCCGCCTTAGATGCTTGGGAACAATCAGGCGAAGTACAAGGTAAGCAGTGGTTGGCCGCCCCCGGAGCCGATGAGTTATGCGCCCAATACGATGGGGAGATAGTTTGGGACTTAGGCGGTAACTTTTACTCGCCGGAGAATGAGTTTGAGGATGGCGACCCACCAATTCATGTTAATTGTAGGTGCGTTGTACTGCCAGTGACCGAATCGTTTAAAAACCTTGAACCCGAACAGCTAAAAGAAATGCGCCTGCAAAAAGAGATTAAGCGCTTGCAAGAGGAGCTGTCTAGTGCCGATAAGCGAACCAAAGAAGCCAAAGCTAAAATGGCCGAGCTGGAAAAGTATAACCAAGAGCTAGAGGACTACCTTGAGGAAGCTTGATTTAGTTAAGAAGCGCAAAGAACCCTCTATTAAGCTTGAGGTTGATCAAGAGAAGCAACTAGAGGCACTGGCCGGGGTTAAGGACTCGGTTGATAGTTTATTCAAGGCGATTTCTGAAAAAGAGGATTACGATTTTGAGAAGTTGGCTAAGGGGCTATCTGTTATAGCCGATAAAATAGACGATGGGGCTGATCTAAAAACCTATATTGAGAGCTTGGGCGAGAACTTAAAAGGATTGAAACCGCTTTCTCAAATCGAGGTTAAGGGCCACGACCTACTTCTAAAAGCTATAAATAACAATCAACCCCAAATGATTGAGAGATCCAAGCTCGGTGCTTCTCAGCGAACAATCAGAGGGACTTCCCCGACAGTAATAGTCCCCGGTGCGAGTGGGGCCAGCAACGATGTTTACGGGATAATTTTAGCCAATAGCACAGATGATTTCACCCAAATTATAATCAAGGATGGCCAAGCCACCAGATTTGTCTTTTCATTACCAGCCAGAGAGACTAGAGGTTTTACGGTATTCCCACTGGGAGCGCACAAACAAACTACCGCAGGCGAGAGTTGGACGGCTTCAGGTGATAGATCGGGTGCGGATGTTGAGATAACAACCTTTTGGCTGAGAGGACAGTGAATGTGGCTTTTAATAAAAAATACTACGATGACATCTGGCCCGAAGGCGTACATAGGCACGACTACTGCGAGGACTTAGCCAACCGCTTAATTTCTGAACATAATCCCAAGTCCTTGCTATCTATCGGTGACGGCTGTGGCTTCCTTGTAAAGACCCTCAGAGATAAAGGGGTAGATGCCTGGAACTTGGAAATATCCGACTATGCCGTAGAACATTCACACGGCTTTACTGTAAAAGGTGATGTACGAAATATTCCTTTCAAGGATGGGATGTTTGACTTGGTATTCTCTCAGGGGCTTTGGGAGTACATACCCGAAGAAGATATTGACAAGGCTTGGGCGGAATGTCTGAGAGTTGGCAAGAAACAAGAACACAACATAGACCCAATAGGTTCGGGAACTGGTGAAGCAGACTTTGTGACATCTAAGACTCTAGAATGGTGGGACGAACGCTTGAAAGTCCCAAAAATACTGGTCACCTGCCCGACCCACGAAGTCAAAGAATACTGTTTTCAAAGATGGATTGATAATGTTAAAAACCTAACTTACCCCAATTATGACATTTTAGTAGTAGATAACTCCCCAACCGATAGTTACGTTAAGAAGTGGGGCGACCAAGTACCGATGATTCACTTGGCAGGCCAAGACCAAGACCCCCAGCGAATTGGTAATCGTATCTGTAATTCAATGGCAGTAGTTCAAAAACACTTCCTTAAAGGTGATTACACCCACTGGATGAACATAGAAGCCGACAATATACCGCCAAAAGATGTAATTGAAACCTTATTAAAATACGGGCAAGATGCTGATTGGATTTCCCACTGCTACCTAGCCCTGCCGTCTGGCGATACCGTCCAACAAGGGATTGGCTGTTCGCTATTGTCCCGTAAGTTAATGACCGACTTTGACTGGAGTAAGCAAGCCGACACGCCTGATTCGGAACTATGGAACTTTGCCAAACCTGATATTAGGAAGTCGCATACCTATAAAACGGTTGAGCTTTGGAACATTATGTCAGTGGAGCATTTGAAGGAATAAAATGCCGACAATAAGACAAGAAATTAACATAATAGACTCGGTAGCTGGGGGGGCATCTGGTGTTGTTTTAGGTGCTGACGGGATAATCCAACTAGATACTACTCAATATGGTAGTCCTACTTATTATTTTGAAGCTCAGATTTCTACTGCCCACGCCGCCAACACCTTAACCCTTAGACGAATAGGAACGACCACTGACGATGCCTCAATAAGCGTAGCCTCTACTGGGCTTGTAAGGAGCGCATCCTT